GTCCTCTCTTGCTCGGTAGCAGTTGAGGAGGGCGTTGGCGAGCGTGTCCAACGGGAGAAGGTCAATGCTGCCTTTAAGGCCGCCTTTCTCGCTAAAAGCCATCCACTTATCAACTGGAATAAGCGCATTGTTGTCGCCCTCCGTCATCAAGCGTTGTAGGGCAGGCTGGCTAGCGTCATACACACCGCGTACACGCAGAGACTTGACCAAGCCGTCAATGCGGTCGGAGAGAATGTCCAACTCCATCGCCTGATCTTGGTACAGCACAAAGTCAGGAACGGGTACGAGCGTGTCGCTGGTCGTCGTGGCGTACAGCGGGCGCGGGCAGGGGAAGAATCCCTCAAGGCCGAGCGGGTCGTCACGCACATCAATGATCTGCGGCATACCCTTGGAGAACCAGTAAACCTTCTGGCTTTCCTTGTCCCAAAGTTCACAAATCTTTGCGCGGTTATAAAGGCGCTTGTTTTCGTTGTAAGCGTTCAGCGGCTCCGGGCCTTGGTCTAGCGGTATCTTGGCCGCCATTTCCTCGCCAAAACGCTCTACGAGCGCCTCGCGGGTCATGTAAACCCAGCGCCATACCTGCCCAACTTCTTCCCATGTGCGGGCGGTGCTGTGACCAAAGTCACGCCAATGAACGTAATCCACCGGGGCGCATTCGTACTCTATGCGCTCCATTTGCGGCGGTGCGCCCTCGCCCTGCTCAATGTTGCCGGTAACCGATACGCCGTCATCCTCAATGCCAATGGGGGCGGTGTGCGGTTCGTACCGTACCCATGCCGTGCCGCGTCCACCGAGGAACCGATCCTCTACGCAGTAAGACATGGTTGAGCGGTAATCGGGGTAATGCTCAATTTCAAAGTCAATGGCGCGTTCTAGCAGCTGCCCTGCCACGCGCCCCACGGGGTCGTTATCGCCAAAGCGGCGGCCAATGTCAGCCTTCGGGAGCTTGGCGTACACGGCAGGGCGTAGCGTCTGCACGTTTGACCAGAGGATGTTGAACTTCGCGGATTCGGTCAGCGTCTGCCCACGGGTATCGTCGCGGTAACGCTTGATGATCTTCTTGGTACGCGCCTGCCACTTGGCAAATTCGTTGTCGTACTGCCCGATGATGCGGAGGTACTTGTTCAGTTCCGGCTGTACCAATACGTCCATCAGGCTTTCCTCTCGTTACGACTGCTGATTGCCTTGGCTTTCGCCTTGGCCTCTGCCTTGCTGCCTGCGCCCCATGCCTTGAGGGCAAGAGCCAAGCGCGTAGGCTCGCCGTTCTTTTCCATCGGCCCTGGCATATTGCCCATGCGGGCGAGGAACGAGGCGCGGCGGGGGTTGTCGCCAGCTTTTACCGGGGGTTTCAACGTGCCACCCGTCTCGGCTTTGTAGGAGGCACGACCAGCGGCATTTAGACCGCCTTTTGGGTTCTTGCCTGCCTTACGCTGCCACGCTGCGCTCACTTGTTTTCCTTCTTAACCGTCTTGGCTGACTCGCGGAACGCCTTGGCAGTCGGCGCACCGGGGGAACCGGGCTTACGCATACGCTCACCAGAGCCAGCCTTGATGCGCTCCTGCTTGGCGAGGATGTTGGCGTACAGGCCGGGCTTGCGGTTCATACGTAATCGCTGAACAAGCCGACAACGCGGCAGTTGCTGTTGCCCGAGCAGGTCGCGGTGATGCGTCCCTTGGTGCCAACTTCCAGCGGGATCACGTACACGCCAGCGGCCTGCGTGGCCGGGATGCTGACGAGGGTGACGCCGTTATCGCTAACGATGCAGGTGGCTTCTGTATTGGTCTGCACGTTGACGACGACGCTGTGCAGGTACGCGCCAACGGTGCCAAACGTGCTGCTGCTCGTCGCGGCGATGGCAACGTAATTGTTCCGAGTCGGACTAATCGCGGTCATATCCTTGCCCTCCGAGAGCCTTGGCGGTCATGAACCGCCCACATATCGTTAAGAGTTACGGTGTTCTCTGGCCCGACGATCAGCGGTTTAGGCTCAAGGGTCGGGGTCTTGTCAGCCTGTTCTGCGTATGATACCGCAAGCATTCGGAAAGCGTCACTAGGGTGCGATGTCCAATCGTGGCGCGGTGACTGACGATAGGCTTTCTTATCTTCGTCGTATTCGCGTTGGTACTGACGCAACGCTTCAATGCCCTCGCGGCACTTCTCTGCGTCAAACCACACACGCGGCAGAATCATACGCACAGCCTGTATGCCGCTCTGCACTCCAATGTCGGGAACGACAGCGAGTTTGGCGACATCCAGATGCGTTGCCAGCTGCTCAATAATGCTCTTGCCCGTCTGCAAGCTCTTGGCGCGGGCGTCGTGCGGTAAGTAGTGTTTGGCGTAGCGGTAAGGTTTTTCCATTACCGTCGTGGCGATGTCGTAGATGTCAGCGCCAGAAACAGCGTGGAAGTCTATGACGCGTAACTCTCCGCGCCCTAACTGATAGAACCAAATGGCGGTGTCGTCCCGATAACCCAAGTCCCACGCGGTGTACACAGGGTAATTGGGGTCGTACGGCACTTGGCAGATGCGTCCCTGCTGCTCTGCCTCTCGCATTTCCTTTCCAAAAAAAGCACCGAGAATCGCAGCCTCAAAGCTGCACTCGTACTCCTGTAGGTACTGATCCTCGGCCAACTGCGCTCTAGCGGCGGTTAGCTCGGTCGCCGGGAGAATCCCGCTGGATGTGGCGGGCAGGCGCAACAGGAACCACTCGCTAGGGATACGAGTGGCGGTTTCGTAAATCTCCCAAAACTGGTTCTTGCCTTTGGGTGTACCACCAAACACCGCCCACCCCTGCTTGTCTGACAAAGCAGGGCGTATGACGTTCCCAAATACGCTTGGCTTAAAGTCACCGTATTCGTCCATGTACACGCCCGAGAAGCCCAAGCCGCGCATAGCGTCAGCGTTGTCGGCACCGTAAAGACGTATCTGGCTGCCGTTCATCAGGGTGATGAGCAATTCCTGTTCGTTCTTGCTTTGGATGATTGGCTCTGCGAACTCTAGGAAGTATTGCCATGCCACAGCCTTGCTCTGGGAGCGGTAAGGGGCGATGTAGGCAAACAGCCCCCGATCCCCTTGATAAGTGATGGCGGCTCGGATGATGTCGTTGACGGCTGCAACTGTTTTACCGGCGCGACGATGGGCGACTAGGCAAGCCCACCGCTGCGTTCGGTTGTGGAACGGCATGAACGCCTTGCGAGGGCGGTAGGGGATGACTACTCGGGAGCCATCCATGTCACTTCCATCTTGATCTTCTCGCCGTTCTGCCCGGTGTGTTCATGTCTAGCGAGCTTGGGTACGTGGTACTCAATGACATCCATCATGCAGCGCCATGCAGCTTCTGCGCCTTTCTTCTCGTAGATTTCGTCAAGCCAGATGTTAAGACGATGAGCATTGCCGTCTACGAGACGGGCTATTGCCTCTCTGGCCTCTGCGGTTGCCTTGTTGGGCGTTCCTTTAGGTCTTGGCATGGCTTATTTATGCACAAATGAAACAATAATTAAAGAGTCAGCGTCTCAACGCCTTAGCGAGGCGCACATTTATCGGTTCAAACACCGTAGCGACCTTGGCTTCGGGGCTGTAATACCCGCTGTAGCCATAAGTTCGCATTAGGCGCTCAAAGTCATTAGCGCGCTGGAAGTCGTCAATGCTGCCGGGGTTCATGCGAGCAAGTGGTGAGGTGGTATTGACCACATCAGCCAGCACACCGAGCTTGGCTGGATCACGCCTCATGTTGTAGAGGTTCTCGCCCTGCGCGGTGTAGACGTTAGAGCCTAACCCTGCTTCTGGGCGTACCGATCCGGGTTTGCCGGTGTAGAAATAGGTGCGCTCGCGCACATCTGGCGCTTGGCGCAATCGGGCTGCTTCCTGCCCTTTGATGCCGGTGCCGTAACGGGTCGGATCGGTCTGCGTAAGCGAGGGGCTTTGGCTGTAGTGCGTCAGCGGCAACGATGTCGCGGTGCCGGGGTCGGGCAATATCAGCCCTTCAAACCCGGCTGGCATAGCTCCCATGTAGTCAATCTGGAGCATTTCGGCAGGCAACACCACCGACTTCTGCGGGGCATACTGAAAGTCGTTAAACAACGCTTGCCGATCCCGCGTCAAATCTGCAATTTCTGTTTCGTCGTAGCCGTAACGGCGAGCAGTTGCAATTTCGCTATCCAACTGCAAGATTTTTGCCTTTAATTCAGCGTTAAGCGGCGAATAATTGACGAGGCTGTTTTGCCCTCGGGTTTCGCTGCTCATGGCAATACGGGCCAGCGGGCTAAACATTTGGCTGTGCGCCGCCCATGCGGTTTCTTCGCCAATCGGGCCAAACTGGTTGCGGTGTACGGCGTGGCCGAAATAGTCGTGAACGGCCCTAAACATTTCGTTGTACGACAGGCCGGTATCG